TGAGCAATTTTGCAGTTTCGGATTTTTCATTCAAGTAGCTCGATTGATATTCAGCAGCAAACGCTTCGAATAATTTACGACCAAAATCTGTACGACGAGCTGATTCAATATCTTCTTTTAATGAAGTGATTTCAGCATTTAATGTTTGACCTACAACACTTTCAACCATTGTTGCTGCACGTTTTACAAATTCTTGTTTTACTCGTTTGATTTCTTGACGACCTTCACGAATCAGACGAACTTTTGATTCGGCTACGTCTTTTTTATCTTTGTAGAACTCTGCAATTTCTTGTGCAAGAGCTTCTACTACGAAGTGTTCTAATGTGCCAAATTTATTTGCCATTGACATTTGATCTTCGTGTAATTCTTTAACTTCTTGTGCTAACTGACGTGTAACAAATTTGTTAACAGTTGTTGCGCTTTCGGAAAGTTTTCTAGCAAATTTAACTTTCATTTCTGCTAGTTGTCTACGATCATCAACAAATTCACTAAGTTCACTTTCTAGTTGTTCAGAGATCATACGATCAACTGCTTCAACCATAGTGTTTTTATCATGCTCATACTTTTGAGCAAATTCTTCGCGTAATTGATGAGCAACTTGGTTACGATTTTCTACAATGCGTTGTTCCCATGCTTGCTCAATAGACTCTTTGATCTCTGCCGAAACCACATTGTTTTCAAATAAAGTTTTTAATGCATCCAACATGTGATTCTCCTTTACTATTGGAGTCCGTTTATTATATTTAATAAACTTTCTTTAAGGTATTTTTGCGCTTTAGGATCTCCTCTAACTTCTTCCGCTATGCGAAAAGATTTAAGTCCACCCTTTGTATTCATTAAGTGTTCGTAAATTGGTGTAGGGTAAGCTCCTGGCGCAGATGGTTGAGCTACCATATCAACTGTGATAATCTCAAAATCTGAAACTTCACCGGATCCGTTATCGCTAACATTACCAGATCCGCGTGAACTAACACCAAGTTTCACTCCGCTTTCTAACATTGTTTTAATAAGTTGACCCATAGGAGTAGGTAAAATTTTAAGTTTACCGTATCCGTTTGGACCTTCCATCCACATGTTAGTTATCATATGCGAAACTCGGTCTAAATTAATTTTTAGATCATCTGGGTGATCTACTTCTCCAAGCACAGAATAACCATTTTGAATTTGATCGTTGAGGGTCTTAACAGCCTTGCTAATCTCACTCACAGGATACACACGTTGATTTGCGTTACGGATACCACCTTGTATACATATACCACTCATATGCAAGGTCTTTCCTTCCTTATCGTCAGATTCAACGATCATTTGCGCTTCGTTGAAGCTAAGGTTTTCTCGGAGATGTAACATATATTACTTTCTACCTGGAATTAAACTTCTTTTGTTAGTTCCATTGTCACCGGTTGATTTTTTCTCTGCACCGTGCGCTTTTGGAACTGGTTTCAACTTAGGTGCTTTTGAATTTCCTGGAACATTTTGGTTGCCGCCGTCTAATTTAGATGTTTTTGGATTTAACAATCCGCCTTGTGTGCCTTCACCAGTAGCTGTACCGCCAAATTTATTTACAGTGCCGCCCATGTCGTTGTATTTAGGTTTGTTAAAAATACTTTTGTTGTTATCACCATCGTTACCGCGTACAGGTAATGCAACTTTGTTTACGTATTCAAACATGCTTTGGAATTCATTTTCTTCTTCGCCTGCGCCAAACTCATCGCCGCCCATCATGTCGTCATTGCCCATCATGTCGTCATCGCCGCCAAACATGTCATCATGTTCTGGTTCATCTTCTTCACCAGCTAATAATTGTTCAAATTCTGATTTTAATTCGTCTAATGCATCTTCTAAATCAAGAACGCGGTCTTCTAAACCTTCGTCGCCTTCTTCATCTCCAAATTCGTCATCTCCAAATTCGTCATCGTCGCCTTCTTCATCATCAGCGCCGAACATATCGTCGTCATCGCCGTCTTCTTCATCATCAGCGCCGAACATATCGTCGTCATCGCCTTCTTCTTCATCATCAGCGCCGAATGCGTCATCTTCAGAATCATCTTCTTCAAATTCTTCTGCTAATAATTTTTCGTAAATCTCACGCGATTTACCTACTACGATATTATGAAAAATATCTTTCGCTGCTTCATGATCCTCGTTGATCAATGCCTCAAGCATGGCTTCAAATTTGTTACGGTCAGTCATGTTAATCTCCTGTGATAATTATTTTATACAAGGCTGTCTTATATTTACACTACTTATAAAAAAGATCGTAAATATAGGGTCAAACCGGTGGTTTTTTAATATTTTAGAATTATTTAAGCCGCCGGAGCAGGGGTTGAATACATTGAATGAACAAACGATAATTCAACTTCTTGTTCTAAAATATGAGCTTCACTGCTCTTACGTAATTCGTTAATCTGCTTGAGCGATAGACGAGTTTTGCGTGTATTAGAACGTTGCATTATCGATTTATCTTCATCAGGATTGTACCGCATATCACTTGCAACATGTCTTGTGTCAGGGTCAATGTAAAAAAGTTCTCTAAGTATCATATATCTATTTATCCCATTGGGGGCGCAGCGCCAGCCATTGGTGCTGCTGGGGGCATGCCAGCACCCATACCGCCCATTCCTGCATCCATACCCATTCCCATATCAGCAGGAGCAGATAGATTTCCTGCCATTCCAATGTCTCCTTCCATACCTGCTGCGGATAAACCTGCACTACGTAGTTCTCCTGCGGCATCTGTATGTGTAGGTTGGCCTTTACCTTGCTCTTCACCCCATAGTCTTTCATTTTCTGCCATTTCATCTTCATTTAATCCTAAAAATCGTTTAAGAGCAAATCGTTTACTCATGTAAGGTACTGCTTGGATTGTATTAAACGTGTTAATTCTTTCTGAATCTAGCCCTGCTTGACGCGCACTAGCAAAGTTCATTGGAGGATTAAATGCTAATTCAAATAAGTTAGCATCAATGTTCATTCCTCTTGAATACATATACATTTTAAATTCATTTGTAAACACTTCTGTAATTAAACTTTGTAGTCTTTCGCAATATTTGTTAAAGCGTAGCTCTTGAATGTATGCTGTACCCACACGTCCGTCATTAAAACTTGCTTGTGAATCGTCTGCACCAGTTGGTAAGTAGCTACTTGGAATGCGTAAACCACGAAATAATTTATTTGTAAAGAACTTTAAGTCGTCAATTTCGCCTAAATTAGTTCCACCTGGTAATGTGTCAACTTTAGAACCACGACCTTCTGCAGTTTGCGGAAAGAAATAGTCTTCATTTATTGATAACGGGTTGTATGCACTGTCAATTACGTTCTGTCCGCCACCACTTTGGCTTGGTATTCTACGTTGATGTATCTCATTTTTAACTCGTTCTACGAACGCCATTGCTAAATGACTGGGCATATTACCTACATCGATATGAAATACTCGTCTTTCTGGAGCTCTTTGTATGCGATATATCAAAATAGCATCTTCTAAAAGCTCTTTTTGCTTATAAACTTTAAAAATATTCTCTAATAAGCTGTTACCAAATGGATAATTGTTGTCTAATCCTTCTGATAATGACAAATGAACAACATGTTCAGCGTTAATTGCAAGTTCAGTTTCAGCTAAACCAAATCTAGAACCAGAACTTGCACTAGGGTACGGACCGGATGCACCTCGTTGTGCGCTTTGTGACCCCATATATCCTGCACCGGATGTCATTCCACCACCGGATTGTCTAGGATTAATGTTAGGTGTGATCTGCGTAGCAACTAAAGTTTCAAAGTTAGGAGCTAGATCTTTAATAATATATTGTTCAGGCTTCTTTCCATCGCTTTCATTTACGATAATTTTTACAATCTTACTAGGATCAATCCAACTCCACTTCTGAGTTTCTGGATCTCTAATAAAGAAAGCATCACCATATTTGAATACATTACGCACAATACGGAATATTTTAGTATCAAATTGTTGTAATTTGTTCCATTGTTGTAAATATTCACCTAAAATTCGTATTTCTGAGTTAGTACCTTTACTATTCCATCGTACAGAAAATGGACTTTTACCGTCTTTTAGCTTTTGTGTACAAAATTCAGCAAGAATATCAAGTGCTGCATTAATTTCTGGATCACTATCCATAACTTCGTATTGTTGATAACGTTCAACTCGATTAGGACTACCTGTATAAACGTCTGGCAAGTAGCTAGAATAGTTTGTTCTAGCAGGTCCTGCTTTAGAATTTTGATTATTATTTACAGATCGAGCATCGTATGTTGTTTCAACTGGTGAAAAATGTTTTCGCCATGCCATATTTTAATTCCTTTATTATTACCATCTGCTACCAGAGCTTTTTTTAGTTTCGCTAACTTGCTTATGACCAACTTTAACAGTTTGTTCAGAGTGGTGTGCAACTTCAGCCATTGTTTTATTTAACTTTATTAAGGTTTCGTGAATATCTTTTAATGTTATTTCCTTTTCAACAACATGCATTGGTGGTTGTGCAACTGGTGCAGGTGGTTGTTGTTCTACCGGTTTAGGCTTATCTATAGGTTTAGGGGCAACATCAGCAGCAGTAAAATCTTTCTTGTTGCTTGAAATATTCTTAATTTGTGCATGAGAATCTTTTACTTCGGCCGATACTCTAGAATTGTAATCTTTAAATGTTTCAAGACCGTATTTTTTGTACATTTCTTTAACATGCGCATCTTCTTTAGTTTCTGCAGGCTTTTTAACATCGTTAATTTTAGTTTCTGGTTGTTTATACATACCAGAGTATTTCTGTCTATTAAGCTCTGCTTGTTGTGCTGCAATTGCTTCTGAACTATTATCAACTTTACCAATCGATTCTTGCATACGTTTATTCTTAGCATCAATTTCTGCTTGAGGAATTTCTTCGTATTTTACATTACCACTTGCAAATGCCGGTTTGCTGCTACTTGTAAATAAATTTGAAATACTATCAAATATTCCAGGAGATTTATCTTTTGATTCTGCTTGTTCTTCTTGTCTTTTACGTACACTTGCTTCATCTTCATCGTATAATTTAAAGTTAGTAGCATTAAAGTTATCAACAGTTTTATCAGCATCGGTTTTTAATTGGGCTTTAGCTTTATCGTTAGCTTCTGGCCCGTGTTCTTTCATAAACTTCTTTTCATCAGCTAATGCTTTTGCAACTTGCTGTGATTTTTCAACTTCATTGTGTTTATTTTTTATTTCTGCATGTTTAACTTCTTCATTAGCATGTAATTTTAATTTACCTTTTGTTTTAATTAAATCTTCTTCATATGACACTGCTAATTTAGAAACTTCTTCTTTTTTCTTAGCTAATCGTTCAGCAGCTTCTGCAGAAGGCTTAGTATTAGCTGCTTTCATTTGTTCAAAATCAAATGATGCATTTTCTAATGCTTCTCTTTTCTTTTGTAGTTCAACTCTAGCAGTAGTTGGACCTAATTTTGATTCAGCTGATTTTCCTGAGTCGCTAAGATCCATTTGAGACATGCCAATTTTAGAAATATCACCAGAAGTTAACGCTTTATTAAATTTTGCTAAGTTTAAAAGACTTGCATCTAAACTTGATACATCTGGTGCTTTAGGTTTTTGCTCAACTGTAGTTGATTTTTTAGGTTCTTCATGTTTTATTGGAGATTTATTTGCAATCGAGCTTGAAACTGATTTACTAAGTTCATCAATGTGTTTATCCATTGGTTGTTTTTGTGACAATGCTGCTGCAATTTGAGATTCATCGATTTTAGGAACATTTATTTTGTCAAACGGGTTTGGCATAATCTCAGCAAATTTAGATTGCAATTGTTTTGCAATATTACCGGGATCTGCTTGAAATTGCGATTTAGCAGTCTGTCCTTCTTCTTTTGCTTTTTCTTTGTCAAGTGCAGATTGGTCTTTTGGTGGAGTTGCGCCACCAAAAATAAACTTATTTAAATCTTCAGCAGTTTTAATACCTAGATTAAGTAGTTTAGGTTCTTCTTTTTTAATTTCTGCTGGTTTTTGTTCTTTTTTCTCTTCTTTAGCCTTGTCAGAATTAATTTGATCGGCAATTTTCCTAAGTTCAGGATTTGATGACACTGCTGGTGCAACTACAGGTGTTGTAGCAGGTGCAGGTGCAGGTGCAGGTGAAGTTATTGGTTTTTGAGCTGCAGTAACCTTTTCAACAACTTTGTTTACATGATCTAACGGTTTAAAATCATGTAATGCAGCAGTTAAGTCTTTTATTCGTTCAGATGCAACATTTAACGACTGAGAAAGGACTTTACTTGCAGTCTCTGTTGCAACAGTAGTAGCATCAGTAACTGAGGATTTTTGATCTGGAGTTTTAGATTCATTTTTTAAGTCAACTGGCGGTATCGCCGGCAACTCTGCAGTTTTTTGAGTAGGTTGTGCTACCGATGACAGTAATGGAGTTATTTTTGTAAATAACGATTCCATTTGTTTCCGTGTAACTACTGCTTCTTCACCGTGTAGTTCTGCAGGAGTACCAGCTGGATCAAATTGTTCAAACATGCTGCTAAAGCTGCCGCCATTGAGGAAATTATCAAACGATGGAGACCCGTCTTTACGATGCACTCGTTTTACATCTGCACCCATTGCATCAGGAGTTGTTTTTTCATGGGTTTGATCGGCTCTACTTTCATTAAATGCATCTCTAAGACCTTTAGGAGATACAAAATCCGCAGCTTCTTGAAGTTTAACAAGTGGACTAGCTTCTTCTTGTGTACGTGGTTTTAATGCTTCGTTAAAACCGCCTAATTGTTGGATTGATTCACCTAATTTGTCATTAAGTTTTCCAAAACCAATCGATGCGCCAGCAGTTAAATCAGAAATCGCGCGATTTCCTTTATTAATTGTAATTGCAGTTGCTGTTCCTGGGTCAGTATTTGGGGTTCCGTCTGCATTTTTTTGTTGCATACTGTTATGAACAACATCTTTCATTTGTTCCATAGCAGTAGCAGCATCAATTGTTTGACCTGTTTGATTTTTTACTTCATCAATTTTAGCATTTATTGGCTCACGGACTTTATTTTTAGTCCACGATTCACCAACCATGTCTGCAGCAGCGCCTTCGCCGTATATACCAAAGTTTTTAGCACCGGTACTGTTTTGCCATTCAACATTACTTGCAACTGCAGTCTTACCAAGCTCTTTAGCACGAGCCATGCCTTCTTCTGATCCATCTTTTTGAGCTAATGCATAACGACTAATGTCGGCTGCTGATGTACCAAGTGCTGCGATAGCATTTGATCCGTCTTTTGTAATTTTTCCTAGGAATTGATCTCTATATAGTTTTTCAGCTGCAGGTCCTAGTTGATGCATTTGCTGCATACCTGCTTCGTATCGTTCTTTAGCTTGTTTGTCCATCATTGACAGCTTCATTTGGACACGAGCATCTTCAGATTTCTTTTTTAATTCTTCAACTTGGTCTTTTCTGCTTTCACCTGTAATTCGGGCAGTTTCTTCCATAGCAACTGTCATTCTTTCAGCTGATTCGATGGCTGCTTTTTTAGCAGCAGGGTCTGACATGTCCATACCGCGGCGATTAGTCATTGCACCTTGTAATACTTCGTTAAGATCGTTGGCACCTAAACCAATTTCTCTTAAACTAGATCCAACTTTACCTTCTTGTACCTCTTTAGACATTAATAATAGATTTTTCTGAGCTAAATTTATGTTTGAACCTAGCCCTCGCATCTCTTCGGCGCCTTTCTTAAGCATGTCGTTGTATTCTTCATGCGTCATCCGTGCGCCTTTAATTAACTTATCGTATTCTGATAAGTTATTATTGTGATTAGCACCATATTTGGCAGATATGTTTAATTGGTCATTAGTATCTAGTATCGTATGACCTATTTTGTTTGACATGTCAGTAAATGCTTTGCCAAGAGTACCAGTTGAGTTACCAAGTGCAGTAGTTAACGTGTCAAATCCAGTTGACACATTAATAGTACCTCGCCATAATGCGTCTAACCCGCCAGTTAATTTATTAGCAGATTCTGCAGCTCCGCCAAATCCACTACCTCCGCCGGCGCCTCGCGTTGGTGCAGCGTCGCCGCCATAGCTTCCTCGGCCACCGCCGCCGCCCAACATGCTAACTTGTTTTTTTAATAAATCTCTAATTTCACCAAGTTTATCGCTATCGCTATCACTCATTTTAAAAATCCTATAATTTCTTGTATATAAATACGGTTAATAATATATTTATGCGGAGATAAGCATGGCAAATAACCCTTTACAACAATTTTATAGACAACCAAAAATTTACATTCCATTACCGTCAAAAGGAATTTATAATAAATTAGGGTCAATTAGTGGTGACCCTACTCATTTATCAATTTATAGTATGACAGGTATGGATGAAATTCTAATGAAAACTCCTGATGCATTACTAGCTGGAGAAAGTACTGCTAAATTATTTGAAAGTTGCTGTCCAGGAATTAAAGACGGTTGGGAAGTTACTTCGTTAGATACAGATTTGTTATTAGTTGCAATTCGAATTGCAACATTTGGTAATGTGTTAGAAATTACACACAGATGCCCGCAGTGCGGATCACAAAATGATTATGACGTTGATTTAGGAACAGTAATTGATCATTTTGCAACTTGCAACTTTGAAAATACAGTCGAAACTCATGGATTAATTATTAAGTTGCAACCTTTAACTTATAAGCAATCAACTAATTTTTCATTAGTAAATTTTAAACTACAACAACGATTGGCTGCATCAGATAGTGATGCTGATGATCATAAATCAACAGTAAGCCAATTGTTTATAGAACTAGGTGTATTACAAACTGAAATTTATTCAGCAAGCATTGAGTCAATTGATACCGGAACTGCAGTAGTAACAGAATCGCATTTCATTCGCGAATGGATTGAAAATTGTGATAGAGATATAATCAATGAACTGCGCACTCAGTTTAATAAAAATAAAGACATTTGGAAAATTCCAGAAGTTGATGTCGTTTGTAGTGGTGCTAATTGTAAATATGAATCTAAATTATCAATTGATTTAGATCAATCATCTTTTTTCGCTCCCGCCTAATTGGGTTATCGAGAAAAGAAGTCGAAACATACCTAATTAGGCTTGACAACGAAAGTAAACAATTTAAACATGAGTTATTTAAACTAAGTTGGTATATGAGAGGAGGAGTTAGTATAAACGACCTCCTCTACATCTTAGGGTATGAAGATCGTTTAGTGATGTATAATGTAATTAATGAAAATATTGAAATGACTAAAGAATCTAGAATGCCACTTCTTTAATTATAGCGTTTGTCTACCAGATTTAGCATCTCTGCCCATTCTATCTTGTGTGTATTTAGGTTGTCCGTCGTCTTTAGTCCAATCTAATGCATTTGGATTTTTCTTAACAGTTTCAGGTGGAGTGTCTGTAGTTTTTGGTTCATTGTTAGATGGACTAACTGCAGCTGCAGGAGTTTCTGCAGATTTATCAGCTGGTTTTTCATTAGAATTATCAGCTGGTTTTTCAGTAGCAGTTGTTTTAGCTTCTTCGTCTAGTGCAGAGTTAACTACATCGGCAATATATTTGTATGCTTCAACTACCCCTGTACCTAAACCTTTAACACCATTACCTAATATTGTTCCAGTAAGTAACTTTGCAAGTTTATTTCTTCCTTCTACAGAAGATAACTCACTCAATACGTAAACTTGTGCGCTAGCAGATAACAAATTAATAATGTTTGCAATAATAGGTCCTACAAATGGAACATATCTTATAAATCCTAAAAATGCAGTTGCTGTTTTAAATACACCCATGGTTAACAACGCACTAGCAATACCGGCAACTAATAATCCAACTTGAATAACCAATTCTTCATTATATCGTTTTTCAGCATCTGGTGATTTATCATCTTTTAAATTTTCTTCAGCAGTTTGCATGTTAGTATAGCATTTATAAAACGGTTTAGCTAGATAAAACAAGCTAACTCCTTTTAAAAATTTTAAAACAGCAGACATTGATTTAGAAAAGAACCCGGGAGCAGCACTAACAGGTGCAGTTGTAGATTCATTAATAGGTTGAAATCTGCTAATTGCTTCAGATAATTTTTTTAATTCTTCATTAATTAACTGTTCATTCGGCGTTCTGCTTGTAATCTCGTAAATTTTCATAATTGTCCTTAATGATAATGTGAAAACATTATCCCTTATATAATATGAATATTTATTAAAAATTATATTTCATATTAAAAGATGAACTAACGTTCATCTGTATTTTCGCTATCGCTCAATACTATTCTCTCTAACAGCAATAATGAAAAAAACAATTAAATTATAAATGAATTAATATAATTTAATTATTTTAATAAAGAGATATCACTTTTGAAGTCAGATGCACCCTAATAAAAATAGATGCATGATTTCACCCCATCGCCATGGAATTTGCAGTAAGAATTTATATGACTGTAGACTTTTGCTATTGGCTACCTCCGGACCGACACTTACAGGTATTTTTAAGATATAACTTTCAGGTGCTTCGTATATCATTACAAAATTGTTACTATTACTAGTATTCTACAGATTTAAAGCCTATGTATTCTTTTTCAAATACAGCTAGACCACCATTCCGATTAAACAAAGCATTGACATCAATGGACGTTGCTTTTGGCATCCTCTTGCGAGAGGGTAGTGTTTAAAAGTCGTTGCACAATCAACGATTTGAGCAGCGGTTCTCGTTTCCAGAACTTGTCTCAGCAGTATTACAATCCGGCCTGCCAACCTTATGTTAGTGTGAATTAAAAGTGTTTTGTGTGTTTTGTCTAGTATTTACAAAAGTGTTTTAAACAAGGGGTTAAAAGTGGTTAGTTGTTACGAGCAGCAGCTTCTGCTAAATCATTAGCGCGTTCGTTACCTGGATTACCTGCATGGGCTTTAACCCATTGCCAATCTATAGTGTGTGCAGCAGCAACAGTTTCTAATTTAAGCCATAGATCACGATTTAAGTAATCAGTACGCCCTTTCTTTTTCCAATTAGGAAACCATTGTGTAAAACCATCAACAAGATATTTTGAATCAGAATAAATCCTAACTTTGCATGGTCTTTTTAAACGCGATAGTGCTTCAATAGCAGCTTGCATTTCCATACGGTTGTTAGTAGTTTGTGGTTCTGTTCCAGAAAATTCTTTAATGACGTCTCTGTATTGCATAGTAGCACCCCATCCGCCTTTACCTGGATTTGGTACACATGCGCCGTCTGTATAAATTATTACAAGTTCTTCCATAGTGTTTTGTTAGATATATAGGTTTAGTATTTTTAAACAAATATTTATCTGAACAACTTCTCCACCTTGTTAGAACTGATTATACAGCCTTTAGTATCAAAAGTCAAATGCAATGATTGCCAAAGGTAAATAAACAAAAGGAACACACATGAGAGTTATAGATATTTTAAAAGAAACTGAACCTACCCCTACCCGTGCAATTAACCAACAAAATATAAACGTAAAGGCTGATATTGCGCAAACAGACAAAGATGTGTTACCTCAGCAAACTAGTAATGTTGCCTCTTTACAAAGTACCAATATATTAAAATATAAAAAGATAGTAACTAACATTAATAAGTTTCTTAATTCAGATAAAAATATACAATTAGATCCGAACTATTCATATTATAGAGAACATGTAACACCTGAAGATTACAATTTTTTAACAAGTTTTATAGAAACTAAACCAATAGTATCTGATGCAAAGGCAAGGCGAAAAATTGATATTTTTAATCGGTTCCTTAAAGACCGTGATGCTATAAATCAACCACCTAAAGTTAAAAGACAACCTAAAGACATACTGTTAAATAATCCAATGCCGCCTGATCTCGACCTAACTAATCCATTACACGAGCAATGGAAAAGAATTGCAAAAGATGTAGTATTGCGGAGAGATTGCACGATAACTACTTTAGAGATGTGGGATATAATAAAAAAACAACAATGGCGATGTGCGTTATCTAATAGAGAATTTAATGAAACAAATAATCGGTTAAGTTTTGATCGAATTGATTCGGATAAACGGTATGAAGTTGGAAATCTTTGGTTTACTACACATGCAGTTAACGTTATGAAAAATCAATTAACAGTTCCACAGGTAGTATCATTATGTAAATTTATACATGATAAGAATACAGTAAATAAAACAAATGGAAGTATTTAAAATGAAAGCACAAGCATATTATATTAGAAAATTAGATATAATTCTTAACAAACTTAATAAAATGCTAGCCCCACCTACACGTACCGGACTAATGCATATTGTTAATTATATGCAACAATCTGAATTAGATTTATTAATTAATTTACAATCTGATCTTGCAATATTACTTAATCCTCGCAAACCAGTCGAGATTACCGATCAAATGTTTGATATGTATTCATCTCGTGCAGCTACAATACTTGCAAATACTGCTCAAAGGGTTAAACATATAAAATCTGCATTAGAAAAAGAACCGACTATTACTCCTATTGAATTTAAAGCTAACAGAGTATGGAGACAAAGTTTATACACTAGATCATCTAGTAAAGAATTTAATTATAATGTAGATTCAATAATAGCATCGGATAACAGCTATAAAGATAAGTTAGAACCACTTAAATTACGATATAAAAAATCATTAGCGACCTATGAGTATGTAAACAATATTCAAGGGCCTTTACCAGCCGACTACGACAGGAATAATAAAAAACATTACATGTGGTTTGTAGCGTCAACTAGCATTTATGACCGATTAATTAAAAATATAGGAAAACTTAAAGATGGAGAACAGTTAGGCGAAAAATTTACAGTATCTATGTCATATCAAGATTTATGGGATCTAATTAATACCCAAGATTGGAAGTGCGCATTTACACATATACCATTTCATGAAGGAAAAACATCATTAGATAACGGCAGATTATCTGGACTTAAATCAAGCCCGGATCGTATAGATCCTTCTAAAGGATATCATAAAGGTAATGTTGAGTTTGTATTAGTTAGAATGAATATGATGAAATGGACAACTAGTTATAGTGAATTTATTAGTCTGTGTAGTGATATTGCTAACTATTCAATAACACGTTATAATATAAAACTCTTAGATGTTAATCAAATTATATCTGCATTAGATCAACCTATTAACCCAGATTCGGATCTTACACTTTAGAAAGTTTTTCAACAACATCTTTATTTTCACTCCAAAAAGAATCGTAATCAGTAAACACCCATTTACCGTTCTTTTTGGAGTAATAGTCTACACTTTTTTGTAGTTTGAATTTTTTGATATGTTTATGTTCAAACGCAACATAAGAGCCTTTGCGATTAAACTTCATCATAATGATATTAAAATCATCCGCATCAGCAACTTCTAAAGTTTGCTCAATCCAAGTATCTAAAATCTTAATTTCACCTGCAGTAAACAATTGATGAAATGGAAAATCAGCATAAGATTTACATTCAGCATTAAAGTGTTTCCAATTTAATGGCGGTACAATATCACCTTTCATCGCACGAATTTGTCCTTCATGTAATAAGTCTTTGCGCACTGAATTCTTACCTCCGATATAAGCACCACTTCCTGGCACCCGCATGAAAGATGCATTATACAGTGAGCTTAAATGTTTTGATACTGTATTTTCCCAACTGTTCCCTTTTGTTTTAGATTTGCTTGGCATACTGTTCCTTAGTGTCTGTGTTTGATCTTTAT